CCTTCAGTTTGATGGCAATGCTTATATCGTTTTAGAAGAAGGCGATAGAATTGAAATTACTACTCAAAGTGCAAGTACATTCAGTTTTATTGCCACATTTGAAGTATCAGGAGCGCAACGAACATGACCTACTTAGAACTTGTTAACGATGTGTTAGTTCGCTTGCGTGAAAGCACAGTATCTACTGTTGGCGAAACCGCTTATTCTGCTTTGATTGGCAAGTTTGTCAATGATGGCAAACGTCAGATTGAAGATAGTTATTCATGGAATGTACTATCTCAGACAATTACAGTGACTACTGCTTCTGGCACAAGTTCCTATGCTTTGACAGGTGTTGGTCAGAAGTTTCGTGTTAACGATGCTATCAATACTACAAGTGTTATTACCCTAGATAACACCACTGTTGCGGACATGAATCGCAAGCTCAACTTTGGTACACCTTCACAGTCTATTCCCTCAGAGTTTTGCTTTAGTGGTGTAGATGGTAATGGCGACACAAAGATTGATTTGTTTCCTGTTCCTGATGGCGTATATACATTGAAGTTTGATGTAACTGTTCCACAGGCTAATCTGTCTGCTGATGGCACTTCTGTCAAGGTCTTAGACTACTTGGTTGCTCAAAGTGCTTATTCTCGTGCTTTGATTGAGCGTGGTGAAGATGGTGGAACTAACTCTAATGAGGCTTATGCTTTGTTTAGAGGAATGCTCTCTGATGCTATTGCATTGGAAAGCACTCGTTATCCTGAAGACAACTTTGTGGCGGTCTAATGGCAGCACAACTTCAAAGTTACAGTCTCTCAGCACCAGGCTTTTATGGCCTGAATACTGAAGACTCTCCCCTTGATTTAGGGGCTGGCTTTGCTTTGGTTGCAACTAATTGCATCTTGGATCAATATGGTCGTATTGGTGCTAGAAAAGGTTGGTCAAGAGTTAACTCTTCCTCTGGTGCTTTAGGTGCTAACGATGTTGGTGTAATCCATGAGTTAGTTCAGACTGACGGGACTCTTACAGTTCTATTTGCTGGAAACAACAAGATATTTAAACTTGGCACTTCTAATGCGGTGACTGAGTTGACCTATGGTGGTGGCGGTACTGCTCCTACCATTACTGCATCTAACTGGCAAACTGCATCCTTAAATGGCATTGCATACTTTTTCCAAACTGGTCACGATCCTTTGATTTATGACCCTGCCGTAAGTACTACAACTTATCGCAGAGTCTCAGAGAAGTCTGGTTATGTAGCTACAGTTCCTCAAGCCAATATTGCTATTTCAGCATTTGGTCGTTTGTGGGTGGCTAATACATCTACAGACAAAGTAACAGTTACCTTCTCTGATCTGATTGCAGGTCATGTATGGGGTGGTGGTACTTCAGGCTCATTGGATGTCTCCCGTGTGTGGCCTAATGGTGCAGATGAGATTATGGGTTTAGCAGCTCACAATGATTTCTTGTTTATCTTTGGTAAACGACAGATTCTTGTATATTCTGGTGCTTCTACACCTGCTTCTTTAGTTCTGAGCGACACAATTGGCTCTATTGGGTGTATCGCAAGGGATACTATTCAAAGCGTTGGCTCTGATGTTATTTTCTTGTCAGACTCAGGTGTTCGTTCTCTGATGAGGACTATCCAAGAGAAGTCTGCTCCATTGCGAGACCTTTCTAAGAACGTTCGTTTTGACCTAAATTCATCATTGGCAGGTGAGACACTCGCTAATCTGAAGTCTGTTTACTCAGAAAAAGAAGCCTTTTATCTACTTGTTTTACCCGCAACATTCCAAGTTTACTGTTTTGATACTAAGCAATCTTTGCAAGATGGTGCTTCCCGTGTAACCAAGTGGGACTCAATTGCTCCAACTGCTTTGCGTTCTTTGCGTAATGGTGATTTATACATTGGTAAGAATGGGTATATTGGTAAGTATGGAACTTATCTTGATGACACCACAACGTACCGATTTGCGTACTACACAAACAATGCTGACTTAGGAAACCCTAATCAGATTTCTATTTTGAAGACTGTGACTGCTATCGTTATTGGTGGATCAAATCAGTTCCTAACGATCAATTGGGGCTTTGATTATTCTGGTGCTTATCGTGCGGAGAATATCTATATTCCTACACAGACAAGTTATGAATATGGCACTGCTGAATACAACATTGCTGAGTACACAAGTGGCGTGCTGATTAAGACTCTTTCTGCCAATGCTTCAGGCTCAGGAAAGATTGTTCAAACAGGGTATGAGACTACGATAAATGGAACATCATTTTCTCTGCAAAAGATTGAAATTCAAGCCAAAGATGGCAAAATAGGGTAAGAGGTAAACCATGAGTAATTACACCAAAACCACCAATTTCGCTACTAAAGACAATTTGTCGCCTGGCAATCCTTTAAAGATTGTCAAAGGTACTGAGATTGATACTGAGTTTAACAACATTGCTACTGCTGTTGGCACTAAAACAGACAATGCTTCTGCTGCAATTACTGGCGGTACGATTGTTGGCATTACAGATTTAGCGGTTGCTGATGGCGGTACAGGTGCTTCTACGGCTACTGCTGCTCTGAACAACCTTTTGCCTGCCCAAACAAGCAACGCTAATAAGTATCTTCAGACTGATGGCACAAATGCTTCTTGGGATGCAGTAAGCCTTTCTACTGCTGACATCACAGGTACTTTACCCGTATTAAATGGCGGTACTGGTGTAACTACCTCAACAGGAACTGGCAATGTAGTGTTGTCAAACTCGCCAACACTTGTTACTCCTGCATTGGGAACTCCTGCTTCTGGTACGGCAACTAACCTTACAGGCTTGCCGATTTCAACAGGTGTAAGCGGTTTAGGTACTGGTGTTGCTACATTCTTGGGGACTCCATCATCTGCTAACTTGGCTTCTGCCGTTACAGACGAAACAGGATCAGGTGCTTTGGTGTTTGCCAATAGCCCAACCTTGGTCACTCCCGCCCTTGGAACGCCATCTAGCGGCACTTTAACCAATGCTACTGGCTTGCCTATCAGCACAGGTGTTTCGGGTCTTGGAACAGGCGTAGCGACTTTCCTAGCAACTCCATCAAGTGCCAATCTAATCTCTGCTATAACAGACGAAACTGGTACAGGATCGTTAGTCTTTGCGACAAGCCCTACCCTAATAACACCTGCTTTAGGCACTCCATCTGCTTTAGTAGGCACAAATATCACAGGTACTGCTTCAGGTTTGACAGCGGGTAACGTCACTACAAATGCAAACTTAACTGGTGCAGTTACTTCTGTTGGCAATGCAACATCACTTGGTTCATTTAGTTCTGCTAACCTTTTAGGTGCTTTGACTGATGAAACAGGAACAGGCTCTGCTGTATTTGCCACTTCACCTACATTGGTGACTCCTATCCTTGGAACACCTACTAGCGCAACTTTAACAAACGCTACAGGGCTTCCAATCTCTACTGGTGTGTCAGGTCTAGGAACAGGTGTAGCAACCTTTCTAGCGACTCCTAGTTCAGCAAATCTTGCTTCTGCGGTTTCTGATGAGACAGGCACGGGGGCTTTGGTATTTGCTAACTCTCCTACATTGGTGACTCCTGCTTTAGGCACACCTTCTAGCGCAACATTGACTAACGCTACAGGACTTCCTTTGTCAACAGGTGTAACAGGTAATCTTCCAGTTACTAATTTAAACTCAGGCACATCTGCAAGCGCATCAACCTTTTGGCGAGGTGATGGTTCTTGGGCTACACCTGCTAGTGGTGGTACTCCAGGTGGCTCAAATACTCAGGTTCAATATAACAATGCGGGCGCATTTGGTGGCATTACAGGTGCTACAACTAATGGAACGGCATTGACTCTTGTTGCACCAGTTCTTGGAACTCCTGCAAGCGCCACTTTAACTAACGCTACAGGACTTCCTTTATCTACAGGTGTAACAGGAACACTGCCCATTGCAAATGGTGGTACAGGTGCATCTACTCTAGCAGGTGCTAATATTGCCGTTGTCAACGTAGCTAACACATTTACTGCCAATCAAATTGTTTCAGTTACTGACAACAGCAATGCGGCTTTGCGTATTACTCAGCTTGGCACAGGTAATGCAATTCTTGTAGAAGATTCTGCTAATCCTGATTCATCGCCTTTTCTTGTAGATGCAAATAGTCGAGTTGTTATTGGTGATTTGACAGCTCGTAGCACTTCTTCAGTAACGGGAAAATTACAAATATATAGTGGGTCTGTTTTTGATGGCGGTCTTGCACAGTATATGTATTCTGCTGATAGTCAAGCTCAAATCAATACTTTTAATAAGTCAAGAAGTGCAACGATAGGTACGCAAACTGTTGTTCAGTCTAATGACGCTTTGGGTGATTTCCGTTTTGCTGGCTCTGATGGCACAAATTTTATCGAAGCTGCTCGAATTAATGCATATGTAGACGGCACTCCAGGCACAAGCGATATGCCTGGTCGCTTGGTGTTCTCTACTACTGCTGATGGTGCATCAAGTCCTACTGAACGTATGCGGATTAATAGTGCAGGAAACGTACTTGTAGGTGGTACAGCAGCTCGTGGTACAACTGTAGGCGCAGCCCATTTAGATTTATTTAACGGCACAGCACCTGCGGGAACACTGACAAACGGGGTATCACTCTATTCGGATTCGGGTGACTTGAAGTTTATGAATGCGGCTGGTGATGCTTTTGATGTGGGCTATCGCAACATTCCACAGAACTCCCAATCGGCAAACTACACCCTTACGCTTGCTGATGCTGGTGACCATATTTTCCACCCAGTTGGTGACAACAACGCAAGGACATTCACAATCCCTGCCAACAGTTCTGTGGCCTATCCCATCGGTACAGCCATCACGTTCATCAACATGGCAGCGGCAAACGTCACGATTGCAATCACTTCAGACACAATGTATTTGTCTTCGGCTGGCACAACAGGCTCACGCACTTTGGCTCAATACGGGTCAGCTACTGCAATCAAAATTACCTCTACCAACTGGTTAATTTCTGGGAGTGGTTTGACATGAGTGGCGCACTACAAGCGGTTTTTCAAAACCAAAGGTCGTTTGGCGCTGGAGTTACATCTACTGTTGAATATCTTGTAGTCGCTGGTGGGGGTGGTGGTGGCCGAGGTGGTGGCTCTGGCGGTGGCGGTGCGGGTGGTTTTAGAACAGCTTCTGGATTTGCGGTTTCTTCTGGTTCTCCAATTACAGTAACTGTTGGTGCTGGCGGCCCCGCTATTTCAGCCAATGACAACCCCGGTAATAACGGAAATGTTTCTTCATTTGGCACTCTTGAGTCTGCTGGCGGTGGCGGTGGCGGTTCTAGTGGGGAAGGCGCAACTTCTGGACAAGCTGGTGGTTCTGGCGGCGGGGGTTCATACCGGTCTTCAACTGGTACAGGAGGCGCGGGGAATACCCCAAGCACTTCGCCCTCGCAGGGAAATGCAGGTGGAAGTAGTTCATCAAGCTCAAATGCTGGCGGTGGTGGTGGTGGTGCTGGTGCTACAGGTGGCAACGCAACTGGTGGGTCTACTACTGGAGCAAATGGTGGCAATGGAACTGCGTCATCAATTACTGGCTCATCTGTAACTTATGCTGGTGGCGGTGGCGGTAGTGGTGGAACTGCTGGCGGTTCTGGTGGATCAGGGGGTGGTGGAGCGGGTGTTTCTACTGGTAACGGAATTAGCGGTACTGCAAACACTGGTGGCGGTGGTGGTAGCTCAAACGCAACTACAGGTGCTGGTGGTAGTGGGTTTGTGATTATTCGTTATGCAGATTCTTTTGCAGCAGCTTCTGCAACAACTGGCTCACCAACAATTACAGTTTCAGGCGGTTACAGAATTTACAAATGGACTTCTTCAGGTTCAATTACATTCTGAGGAACAACATGAGTCATTTTGCAAAAATAGAAAACGGCATGGTCACACAAGTTATTGTGGCTGAACAGGATGTCATTGATTCTGGCTTATTTGGCACAGGATGGGTTCAGACTTCTTACAACACGCATGGCGGTCAACATCCAGAAGGTAGACCATTGCGTAAAAATTACGCTGGTATTGGTTACACATACGATGCAAATCGTGATGCATTCATTCCACCACAAACATTTCCATCTTGGATTTTGAACGAAGAAACTTGTTTGTGGAGCGCCCCAACACCTATGCCGACAGATGGAAAAATGTATGTATGGAACGAGTCAACACTATCTTGGGTTTTACCTATTGATGGCTAAATGAGATAATAAGGACAGGAGAAAATTATGGCTGTATCTAATGAACAAATTGTAGATTTTCTGGTAACTAATCCAGACTTGACTGATGCCCAGATCGTCACGGCTATGGAGACTTATGGAGTTTCTCCTGCTCAAATGGCTCAAGCTGTTGGGTTGGATGAGGGTGCGGTTGCGGCTCGTGCAGCGGCTACTATTCCTGAAGGACAAGCAAAGTTACTTGGCGACACATGGGTACAACCTGTATATCAAGTCATTGGTTCTGGTGAAGATCGTCAAGTTGGTGGGATTGAGAATGTTCTTACCTACAAGACTACTGGTGGCATCAATGACGCAGTAGCAACAGGAACTCAAATCCAGAACTACAGCCCTACTGGTGAGTTTGTAGGTACTGGTCAAACTCAAAAGGTTGATAATCTTGTTAAAGAGTTTTTACTAGGTTCTGCTGGTTTGTTTGGCGGTGCGGCTTTAGCGGGTTTTGGTGGTACAGGTGCGGCAGCAGGTGCGGCAGGAACTGTAGGCACTACTGGCTTAACAATGGCTGAGTTGGCTCAACTAGATTTAGCTCTCGGTGGTGCGGGTGGTACTGCGGGAGCAACTGCTCTTGCTAACTCTTTAACTACTGGTGCTTTGACAGGTACATTGACAAACCTAACAGGTGGTAGTGGTGCAGGTGCTTTGACGGGTGGACTGACTGCGGGTAGCAGTTTGAGTGGATTAACTGGCGGTAGCAGTCTCAGCGGTTTAACAGGCGGTAGCAGTCTTAGTGGCTTAACTGGTGGCTCTTTAACTGGTGCTAATACTTTGCTTGGTGGCTCTACTCTTGGTTCTACTTTAGGTGGCTTAACAACTGGTGTAGTTGGTTCTACTTTAGGTTCTACACTTGGTTCTACATTAGGCTCTACACTTGCAAATACTGCCACATCTACATTGGGTAGAGGTCTTACTTCTGGTAGTTTAGCAAACCTTTTCTCTGGTGGACTAGGTACTGCGGGTAGTTTGCTTCAGATGCAAGAATCTCGTGAAGCGGCTCAAAGAGCGCAAGCCCGTATTGATGCTGAAACTGCCGCTGCCAAGGCTGCATCTCAGTTTAGACCTGTAGGAATGACTACTCGATTTGGTACATCTCAATTCCAAGTCGATCCTGTTACTGGTCAATTGACAAGCGCAGGGTACACACTAAGCCCTGAAGCTAAGAATGCTCAAGATCGCTTGGTTAAGTTGGCTGAGTCTGGTCTACAACAAGCAGAAGGTGCTCAGAAAGCCTTTGAACCACTTCAAACAGGCGCTCAGAGTTTGTTTAAACTTGGTCAAGGTTATCTTGCTGAAAAGCCTGAAGATGTTGCTAAGA